TTCAGGTGGCACTGGTATATATAGATTTAAAGAAAATTTAGCATGTACTAGTCTAGAAATGCCAGATAATTATTATGGCCAAGATATGACAAAATGGGAATTAGTGGATAAAGTGGGCAATAAGTTTAATAGATTAGTCTTATACCGCAGTAATTTATATCATATGAGTATGGATTATTTTGGACATTCTAAAGAAACTGGTAGATTGTTTCAACTTTTCTTTTTAGACACAGAAAATTAATCTTTTACAGTTTGTAAGATTTTTAAATTTTGTAATTTTAATTTACTATTAATCGTCATTGCCAAACCAGGATGAATTGGTTTAGGCAAATCTTGTAATTTAACCCAACAGTATCCTTTATGCTCTCTGTTAAGTTCAGGAACAAATTCTTGTTCTACTTTAACTAGAAATGTATAGTATGCAAAGTCTTTGTTTTTACTTTCGTATTTGTCAACATTAATATATTTTGCGCCTTGTATTTCGCCGCCTAATTCTTCTTGTATTTCTCGTATTAAAGCTTGTTTAATGTTTTCTTGAAAATCAACTTTCCCCCCAACAATGCCCCAAGTATTAGTATACTTACCCATACTACGCAAAAGAAACAAATATCTATCTGTAGATATACAATAGATTAGGGCACCACAACTTATAACACTAGCTGCCATTTTCCTGCCTCATAATACCCTTGGTAACTTTTTTGCCATTGAATGCCGTCCCATTCATATTGAATTCCAGTTGTTATATTGGTCATATATTGTCTTGCTGCTACTAAACTGCTATTAAAAGCTACAAACCAGTGATTACCGTTATACTGAATAATATCATGTTTCTTTGCTACTAAAGGTGTACTATCTGCCCCAAACCAATTATAAGTTGGCTGTACTTCTGGTGTAGAATAATCATTTACTAACAAATACCTTGTGCCATTGGCCAATGGTTGCAAATCTCTATTAGGTCTTTCTACTGTGGGATCAATTATTGCATTTACAGGAGGCAAAGTATTAGCAGGAACGGTATCTACATCTATATTATATATCAATGCTGCATCATCAGTAGGATTATATGCCACAGTGCCTACTATTTCACCACCTGTTTTAGTTTCTAATTTAATTTGGCTAATGCCATCTTGTAATGAGCCATATACATTAATTAAATTACGCCACTGTTGGCGCTCACCATTGGCTTCTTCTGTAATAGAATTGAACGATATAATATCTCCTGCTGTGGCAGTAATATTTTTGTTTACTGTCACTACTTGACCATTTACAGAAAGTACAGTTACATTGACTTGGCCTATAGATTCTGTAAAATTGTAGAAATTACTTGTTACATTTACATTAGCATTCGCAGTTAATGTTAAACTTGTGTTACTGGTTATAGATGCTACATTTCCTATAAAAATTCCATTGGCGTTAAAAACGCTAGTTGCTACACTTAGGCCTTGTAAAAAGCTTGTGTTTACTCCATTTATTACCGGACTTGTATTAACACAAGTTATTGAGCCTGGGCCTCTAATACGCACACCATATACTTTCTGTCCTTCTTCTATGCCAATGGTATCAGTTAAGTGTAACAAAGTATTAGCAGAAACATTACTTGCAAATTTTTTAATTATATTTTGACCAAATTTAGACACCACATGTTCATTATATTTCACTAAAGTAAGTTGATTGTCTAAAAGTATTACACCATATTGTAACGGTGTGAAGTATTGAGTGCTTAATAAATTAGCATTATCATAAATTGATTCATCTAAGTTACCTGCGGAATCAAAAATATTTGCAATGATTTTTTGTATAATTCCATATTTTTTAATTAGCGCTGGGCTATTAATAAAAATTGGAATTTCAAAAGTCAATGATGCAATGTCAATAGGAATATCTGTGCCTATTGGTATAGCTCTATTGCTAAATTGTACATCTGTTAATAACACATATGTTATACTACTCCAATCAATATAATTGTCAGTATTTTGTATTTCAAGTGCAGGGTTAAACAATGTGCATAGTTGTTCTAGCAATTGTAATTTTTGTTCTGTATTGCTAGTCCAAATATCTACTTTTAAAGTTAATTTATAAGGTACAGGCATTAAGCGTTCTACATTAAAAATATCACCTTGTTGAGTATTATAAGTGCCTGTGCTAGTATTATATTCCCTTTCTCTCAATACCATTTTATTAACATAAGTGGGGTTTTGTACTCTGCCTCTATCATAAGTAAAACCAGAAACATATACGGCCATTGCTGGTACTGAGTTTAAGTAATTTTCACTATTTTCTTTCAGGATATTTGCAACTTGTCTACTACTATCAGCATAAATTACTGGTACTCTTTGTAGTGTTGTTATATTTTCTCGATCTTTTCCAAATTGCACTTGAAAATTGCTAATCATTCTTATAAATTGAATAATATATCTTCTTATCTGTTGATCGTAGAAAAAACTTTGTAAAGCCATGATAAATCCTTTAATTATCAGCCTTAGGCGTCAATGCCTTGCTAAGACTTTGTCTTGTTGGCATTGTTTGCCCGTCTGATGTAGTGAAAGTAGTATTGTTGTTAACAAATATACTTCTTTGTGTTTGGTTGTTTGGTCCTGGTGTAAGCTCAGTTCTGACTTTATCTTCAATCTTAACCCAGCGTTTGCCATCAAATCTAAATAAACGATTAGGAACAAAATCTGTCCGTAATACATATGCTCCAATTTCAACTGTATCTGGAAATGATGTGCCAGCTGTAACGGGCCACCCGTTCGGTGCAGTTCCATCTCCCGAAAGGTATGCGGGAACATTTGTGTCTGGAGTAGTTGGGTTTACATTACTGTAAGCATTGATACTATCAGCAGTAATTTGGGTATAATCTACTGTTCTGCCTGAAGGGTCGCCGGGTGCACCATCCGGATCTATTGGTTCAATATATAAACTATCTACATTGGTCCCACTCTTGGGTACATCTATTTCAGCTTGTCTAATAATTGCATCGTTAATTTCTATTAGTTTATTAAAGTTGCTCATTATATCAACAATTGGAGTATCAACATTTTCACTTGCTGCAATATTATTCAATATATCTTTATATTCCTGACTATTTACTAATGGTGTTAACTTCACTCGCCAAATATGTGGCCACCAAGTTGGACTAAACCCCTCTGCTGCAAATTGTGCATCTTGTACAACATAAAATCTTTTTAAAGCAGCAGGCAAATCGTCATTCAAGGGAAAATAATCTTTTCTATGAGGTAATTCTAACACATCACCTGATAATATTTTTCTACCTAAAGTCTGTACCATATCATTTAAATGAAAATTCATAAACACAGTGTCTGGGCTTAAAAATATACCAAATTGTTTTAAGTCAAAGTCATTATCGCTTACAGTATAGATACCTCTCATTGAGTAAATACTTGTATCGTATTTTCTATCTCTATTTTCTAGGAACAAAAGGTCTTGTATATTTGTAATTTTTTCGTTAACATAGACTGGTTGTGTGCCATCGCGCCAACTTACATTAATGCTAGACCCTGTAACAATATTTGATGTTATATTACTGCTTATTGTAATAGTATTTGCAGTAAGATTGCTTAAAGTAATCACTGTATTTGCAGCAATTCCTACCCCAGTTACTGCCTGTCCAACTTCCATAGTTGCCACATTACTAAAACTTAAAACTTTAGTATTAGCATTTGCGGTTGTGGTAGTAAAATAGTAAGTGCCTTGTGGGTTTGGCCCTATATATTTGTGGAGATTTACTCCAGTTCCGCCCATGGTAAAAGTTTCGCTAATTCGGCTATCCAAATATTTGTAGTCATTGGTATGTCGATCACGCCATAAACTGATTCTAGGAATTTTAGTTCTCCACCTATAATAATATATATTTATAGAAAATTAGGTTGTATTTAAATGATAACTATAGTATAATTGTGCTCAATATTGAGTGGAGATAATGTTTTGGCTAAAATTAAAATTGACGGCAAATCAGTAAAACCCCGTAAATCTACAGTAAGAAGCCAATATGCTGCAGATGAAAAATATACAGGGACAGAACCAGTTTGGGATACCGAACGAGCATCTGCTATGTCCGATGCTGATTTTGATCATCATTTGCGTAAAAGTTTTAATTATTACAATTATCATTTTAACCAGCGTGAGCTTAAGAAACATGTGGTAGAATGGATGTTAACCGAATCTACCTTTAATGAAGATGATGTTAAAGTTTTCGAAAAAGTGCCAGATGCACAAATTCCCATGGTATTATGTAGTATTATTATGGCATATAAAGCAGGTATGCCGTTAAAAGAAAAGTTATCCAGATATGTAATCGAAACCATTGCGGGATTAATCACCAAAACAGACTTCAGCAGTCAGACTGGTACTCCACAAAAAAGTAAAAAACCTGTAGTTACAGCTAAACCTATCACCATTCAGGATAGGATTGCT